ACAGGTGAACTTGATGTCAATAAACTTACTCAAGCAGTTAACGGAATCGCAGAACTTCAAAAAGTTGTAAATAAGCTATCAAAATAATTCGATGAAAGTGGAGAACTTACTCTGCTTTTTTTAAAATTTTCAAAAGTATTGAAAGCCCACTAGCTAACCCAGCTAGATACCCTCGTCCGTAGTCTGTCGATAAGAATTTCAATAATTCAATTGTTTCTTCTTCAATCATCTTCTACTCCTATTAGTGAATTTTTTTATTAGCAATTTCATCTATTGTATCTAAAACAAGTTTTCGCATCTCTTCTCGTGCTTGCAATTCATTGCGAAAGAAAGAATCAAGCATTTCGGTCAATCTATTCGAATATCCTCGCAATAGCATTACCGTTATCAAAAACGAAGTAATTACTGAGACGAGAACCGCTGAAAAAACACTTTCCATTTTCCTACTCCTTATCTTTTTTATCACATCGGTACTTCACTATCTGACGGATAGTAAAAGACACAATCACAAATCCTGCTAGGATTATCAATCCAGTTTCTTCACTCATTGCTTTTCACGGCAAATGATGGTACACTATCAAGTAGAGGTTGGGGCTTCTGCCCCTTTCTCTACTTTTTGTTTTGAAGCTTACGTTTGTGTTCTAAGATTTGTTTGTGCCACAAACGTGCTTCTCTGGTTAAGCCTAGTACCAAGATGACGGTTGCAGTGTCCTTGGTTGCTAGGCTTTTTATGATGTGTTCCATCATTTGCCTTACCTCCTTTTCCTTAAGCTTGATTTAATTATAATATGATTTTTTCGTATTATCAATAGTTTTTGTCAAAAAATAGGATTTTTTCGTATTTTTTGATTGTTTATCAATCAAAAATGATATATAATGTAATTATAAAAAATACGAGGTAATCGTAAATGGATGAAAAAAAACGAATGCAAATTATTGCTGAAAACATTACACACTTTAGAAAGCAACGTGGCATCACCCAAAAGGAGTTGGCTAAAGAAGTTGGAATTACAGCAAGTACTATGACAGACTATATGAAGTTAAGAAGCGCTCCTTCTTTTGGTGTTATCCAAAAACTGGCTGATTATTTCGGTGTTAAAAAATCAGATATAGATACTACTTTTAAAGAAGAATCTATCAATTCCTTATCAGATGCTCCAGATTTACTCACACAGCAAATCACAAACACCGCTCGAAAATTATCTCCTGAAAATAAAAAAATCGTTCTACGAACGTCTGAGGATCTTCTGAAAGAGCAGAAAAACGAAGAAGAAACGAAGATAAACGAAGATAAACGAAGATAAACGAAGTATCGGAGGTTATCAGCTTGTACCAAGTTGAGGTAGTATCTGAGACGGCAGCAGCTTCTGGATTTAACTATGGATTCGGTTACGATGATACAGACAGAGAAACTATAGAGGTTGACGAACAACCACCACGCCACGATATTGCTACCAAGGTCAGCGGAGACTCCATGCAACCTGACTACCAAGACGGAGACATTCTCTATTTAGTAGACAAAGGACTGACTACCTACAACGGCGATTTAGCAGTTATCGTATACGGAGACCGTTCTTACTTCAAGAAGATATATACCGAAAACGGACGCTTACGCCTAGTGTCCCTCAATGACAAGTATGAAGATATCATCCTAGACTTCCCACCAGCCGAAGACACACACATCAAGATTTATGCAGTTGTCGGGGTGTATAGGGGGGAATAAAAAAATTATTTTTTAAAAATATTAAAAAAACAGTTGACTTTAAAAAAAAAATCATTTAGAATGAATTCATTAGAAAAAAGCGTCGGGATCTCTACGGGGACCGATACGGGAAAACTCCTTCATTCTAAATTAGAATGGGGGAGTTTTTTTGAAGCCATTTAAAACAATCGAGGAACAAATCGCAACACTAAAAATCAGAGGGTTATCCATTACAGATGAATCTAAAGCAGCTAAGTACCTGCTAAGTAACAATTACTACAATATTATCAATGGATACAGTAAGTTTTTTCAACACCCTGGTACTGACACTTATATTGACAGCGTCACATTTGACGAAGTTTCAAGTCTCTATACATTTGACAAAGATGTAAAACGAGCCATTTTGCAAGCTATTCTTGAAGCTGAACACCATATTAAGTCAATCACTGCTCACAGATTCGCCGAAGCTTACCCCAGTCAAAAATACGCTTATTTAAACACCAATTCTTATGCAGATAATAAAATATTAGACGTGGGATTTATTGTATCAAAACTATCCAAAATCATAAACACAAACAAGCGATACAGAGGAAATTCAATTCACCACTACGCACATACTCATTCAGATGTCCCAATCTGGGTACTAACTGATTATCTAGAGTTTGGAGATTTGCGCACGATTATTGAAAACCTGCCGAATTCACTCCAAAATGAAATCGCACGGGATTTAGTAAGTTTTATAAGCACAAACATACCTGACTTTAACGATGTTTTCCCACCAGAAACCTTGATATCTTTTCTAAAAAATATTAACGAGGTACGAAACAAATGCGCTCACAATAATCGCTTATTAAACTTCAGATGTCGTTCTAATAGTACGTTTTGGGAAACGATTCATAACGAAGAGATCTTGATGGGAGATGACAGTAGAAAAACTGTATATTCAACAATTATTAGCCTTCAATGCTTTATTAGTAAAGCAGAATTCAACATTTTGTGGAATACTCTTAGAAAGAAAGTTATCAAACTAGAGAAAAAGCTGCCTTCTATAGACATCAATGTAATCAACCAGTCTTTAGGTTTTCCTAATGATTGGCACCGTAATGAACCAAGAGTATAAATTAAAACCAACTGTTTCCATTTTGGAAATAACTGCTTGACAGAAATTAAAAAAAGAAATACACTAAGAATGTAAAAAAGCCTTGTTCGTCAAGGATAAACTCGTCTGGTGTACTTCTAAAAGGTACGCCTTATTTTATTATCTGACGAGCTGCCAACTGTTTCCATTTTGGAAACAACTCAAAAAATCCCCACACTCAAATTTTGGTCGAGGAGAGTGTGAGAATCAGCTAGTATAGTAAAAGGCATTAAAAAGCCCTTTTTACTATACCCATTTTATCAAGAAATGAGGTGAAAATCAATGGAAATTAGATCTTATAAAAAGAAAAACGGAGAAACAGCTTATATGTTTCGTGCGTATATCGGTAAAGTGAACGGATATAGTCAATATGCTACCCGCCGAGGTTTTGCTACAAAAGCTAAAGCAAGAGCAGCACTACTTCAACTTCAGGATGATATTGAGAGTGGCGAGCAAACTAAGAAAGAAATAACGGTTGAGGAAATTTCTAAAAAATGGCTTAAAGATTATTCTGAGACAGTCCAAGAGAGCACTTATATCAAGACCTCTAGGAATTTTAAGAATCACATTTATCCAGCTTTCGGCAAACGAAAGATAGCAACAATCACACCTCTTCAAATGCAAGAACAAGCCAACGAGTTGTCTAAGAAATTAGTCTATGGTCGTAAGATGAAAGGTTTGATGAATAATGTATTCAAATACGCTATAAGGCATGGATACCTTGAAACCAATCCAGTTGATAGTGTGATTACCTCAACAAGAAAGAAATCAGATAACAAGAGCGATTTTTACAGCAAAGATGAGCTTCAAAAATTCCTGAAACTTGTTGCCAAAACAAAGGATCTAAAAAAGATAACTCTATTTCGTCTTCTAGCCTTCACAGGGGCACGAAAAGGGGAGATTTTAGCCCTGGAATGGAGCGACTGGAACGATAATACTCTGGACATAAACAAGGCCATTACAAGAGGTTTTTCAGGGGAAGAGATAGGCAATACTAAAACGGTCAGCAGTAATCGACTAATCAGCTTGGACAAGAAAACAAAAAGTATTTTAAAAAAATGGAGAAGGCAAAACCCAAATACCAAATACATTTTTGAGAATGATTTAAAAAAGCCAATTCCCAGCACTCTTCCCAGAAAATGGCTTATCAAAATTGTAGAAGGTAGCGACCTGCGTCCAATTAAAATCCACGGATTCAGGCACACACATGCCAGTCTATGTTTCGATGCAGGTATGACTTTGAAACAGGTCCAACATCGTCTCGGACACTCTGACTTAAAAACGACCATGAATGTTTATACTCACATAACCAAGCAAGCAAAGGACGACATCGGAGAACGCTTTGCGAGTTATATTGATTTTTAAGGAGGTTCACCCTCCTTTTTGTGACTCCTTTTGTGACTCCCTTTTTTGCAAAAGAATACCAAGGAATACCAAAGACAAAAATAAAAAACGTTGATTTAACAACGTTTTACCAAGGAATGCAAAGGAATAATGGAGCCGGTGGGAGTCGAACCCACGTCCAAACACCTGCCAACATATTTGTCTACAACCATAG